GCTTCTTTAATCTTAGCACGACAGGACGAAGGTGTTGAGGACCTGACAGCTTCGATGCCCATAATCTTTAACTTAGGATCACTATAGCGCACACCTTCTGAGTCATGCACATTCATAATATAGCGTTTCTTAGCAGTCCAGATAGCTTTATCAGCGATATTTTCTCGCTTCATTACCATCTTTTGATCGTATGCATTTACATACGTAGCAAGTTCCTGGTAACACTTATCAATATACGGTTCCAACTTCTCCGTACAGACTCGATCAAGAAAAGAAACCACTCGCTCCGTCTGTAGTTTACTTTCACTCTCCGGTCCATCACTTCCTTTTTCAAACACTTGATTAACAAGTTTGTCAAGAGTAATATACATTGAATCCGTATCGCACGCCAATACATAATCTTCACCCTCTGTCTTAAAAAGCCTATTGAGATACTCATTGATCTTCTTCTCCATCCAGCGAATAGACAGCTGACCAGACTTAGTAATAGCCTCCGCATACTTAAGATCAAACCATCTAAAGTACTGGTTACCTAACGCACCATAAGCACTATTCAACTGTACTTTTTTAGCTAACTGCATATTATGACATTGAGATATCTTTTTAGTTACCTCATAAGAAGGGTTCTTCTCATACTCCTTCTTAGCACTTAACATCTCATTCTTCCATGTTACTCGATCATCATACATCTTTTGCATAAGTTTAGGTAGGAAGCCTTGATAATCTTTAGTAAACATCCCTCCAGTAGCAGCTATAGTTAGATTCTCATCGTCTAGCTGCTTACGTATGTTATTATCATTTAATTTGCCATTTACTATGTCTTCAATCAGGAGATGATATCCACAATTTCTAACATACGTTTCTGGAGAGATGTTATATTGCATGATAAGATGGGGATATAGGGAGTTCAAATCAAATGAAACTACCCACTTATGCATGCCGACTTTAGGATCTTTTACGTAAGCGCCCTCCGCTTGACGTTCTTTATCCTTAAGTTTAAGTTGTGGGACCACCACCTTTTGAGAGAGGAGATAATTATGTATGATGATGTCCCACATTCGTACTGACGTAAACGTATCTTGGAAGTTTACCTTACCATCATACGCAATCGCCAAAACCTGATCGATAAGCTTTAACTTATCTTCTAGACGTTCTACAAGTTCCACGTCTTTAATATTATAGTCAATAAATTTTTCATAGTCTTTCTTATACAGTTCAAGAAGACTATCAAACTCAGAATAATCTAATTTCTTTTCGCCTAGTTCTACAGTTGCAATATGATCAAGTCTATATGACTCTTGCATTACAAACGTAAACTTACGATACAATTGCATATAGTCTAGTACATTCAATCCAATAGGATCATATACCTGATGCTCTCTACCTGCAATAGTAATAGTACGCTCGTTCAGTATTTCCCAAGGTGAGATCTTTTTAGCGAATCCTTCACCACATACATTACGAATACGATTAACGATATAAGGTATATCAAAGAACTCTACGTTCCATCCAGTAACAATATCTGGATCTATTTGACGCCATACATCTAGAAACTTCATAATAAGAGTAGCTTCGTCAGCACACTTTACATACTTTACATTATCATCTTTAACTGTATACTCACCACATCCAAAGACCCAATACTTGTCTTTATGCTTCATAGTAATAGCAGTAATAGGCTTATCAGCTAACTCAATAGAAGGGAACCCTTCATCAGCTGCAACCTCGATATCAATATTCAATACACGAATTAGATCTCGATCATATTCAACTACATCTTCAGGATATTCATCTTGAAGATATACGTATTGAAACTGTGTAAGTCCGTGAAACGTAATACCTTGCACATCCTGATATCGTTGTACAAACTCACGTGCTTCTGAGATAGAAGCAAAGTCTATACGATCTACAGGTTTACCTTGCAGAGTATGGTAATCACTATTACCAGTTTTAGAGTTAATAAAGAGGTAAGGTTTATAATCAATCTTACGTTGCATACGAGTACCTTTATCGTATCCACGCAGAAGCAGCTTACCTTTATAGGAATGAATATTTGTATAGAAGTTCATTATTTAAGTATAGTCGCTTTCAGTTGCGAAGTCAACTGATTTTTGATAAAAATCGCGCTATATGATGAACGAAGGGTAATAGAGTGGCAGCCATGAATAGATTAACTCCAGTATGAGCCATTGCTATTCGCAAGGTATCACCTTTTGGCATTCCATCAGATACAAGAAGACCGGCAATCCAAATGGTGCCGGTCGTTCCTATATTAGCTCCTAACACTGCAGCAATTGCAGCAGGAAGTGGTACTGCACCTGATGCTACTAATGCAATTATAGCTGTCGTTGATAGCGATGACGATTGCCAGAGCAGCGTCATTACAATACCACCGAAAAACATATACATTGGATTAGCAATAAACCAGGAAAGATGTTCCATGTTACCCATTGACTTCATACCGCCTGAAAACATTTTCAATCCGATATAGAAAATTACCAAGCCAATAAGCGCGGTAATTACAGGGTTACCTAGTTCCATCTTAGCCACCTTTTTGAAAAGCTTATCTTTCATATCATTATATAGTTCGTAGTTTCATAATTTCATAAAACTTTCATACTTCTCTTAGAAGGTGAATTTTGCACCCACTGTAGTTGCAGTATGTTTAAAATCATTATCAAAATCATTATCCATATAAACTTCAATTCCAGTAGCACCGATTGGCTGCGCAAAGTCTACTTCTACAGTTGATAGATTAAACTTCATGTTATCAACTGCTGTGTCTTCTAAGGTAGTTGTTACAGTAGCAATACCATAACTTACAGACGAATAAACTGAGTTAATTTCAGTTTCTAAATTACGCTCTGCACCGATTGATGTTGAAAGCCCCTCGGCAACAGCCATAGAGGAAATCGTCATTGCAGCAACAGCTGCAACAATATACTTAAACATTTACTTCTCCGTTATTATTCTTTAGCTAAATCTAAAGCTAGTTGAGTTGTCTCATCAACCCGTCTGGTCCAACCGCGGCCAAATGTTTCAAAAGTTGAGAGAGATTCATAGTAACCCTGACGGCGTCTCTGGTACTCTTCAATTGTACCTTCTAGGCCTTCCATACTTACGAAATCATTGACCTTACCTAATGTACCAGGACCAATAGCCCCATCTACACCAGCACCAACTAATTCTTGCAAGTATTTGGCCGCCCGTCCTGTTCCAGCGTTAACGCCAAAATCAAATACACACAAGTCTAAACCTGTAGGCAGATCATCGCCTTTAACTCTGTCCCAGTAATTTTTTTTGTAAATGGGCTCGACATCTTCGACTGTCAAGTCTTTCATATCTTTAGTCCCACCAAACTCTTCATACACTCGTTTAGTAACACCCAGGTTAGTTTCACCACCTGGATCTTTTGGATGGTTTACATAACCACCTTCGTGATGTAGAATAGTTTCTAGACTATATTGCCAGTTTTTCTCTGCCATTATGTGTTCTCTCCTTAAACTAAAAAGAGCACTTACGTGCTCTTTTATTTAGTCTTTCTTAGAAACGAATTTATAAAGTTCGTCCGCCTTTTTCATGACCTCTGTTGGATGATACATCTTAGGCGTGTACTTTTCATATACTTCTATTAAATCTTTATTTTGTTCTTTGGCATTATCAAGCATTTGATAAAATTGATTTTCAGCAAGATCATATTGCCGATCCATCATTTCTTTTGCCATTTTTAGTACATCAAAGCGTAATTCGAATGGATTTTTTGACATAGTCTTCTCCGTGTGTGTTGTGTGTTAAGAACGGGCAGCTCCTGCCCGTTCGATAGTTAGCTAATAAAGTCAGCTTCTTCTTCAGTATAAGGCCACATCAGATCCAGATACCTTTTCTCTGAAGCTCTTTCATTCTTTGCTCTAGATCAACGTGATCTTTAGATTGTGAAAGATACTTAGTTGCTGGGTCCATCCATAAATTTTTCCAGAAGGTTTTCAGTTTATGCATTTCCAAATTCCTTATGGATAGATGCAATGCATTGCTGGTTCATCTTATGCAATACATCGTAATACTGATCTTGTCTGTATTCTCCTGCATCGATAAGCTGCTGCGCAACAATCTTATTGACTGAAGATTGTCTAGCTAGAATGTAGCCAACCATCATACCTTGAAGAGTTTTCTTTATTGCTGAAAATAAGCCATTAAGAAGCTTCGTTGAGAAGCTCAGGCTTTGTAGTGCTAGTGCGGTCATTTGATACCCCGTTATTAATTTTAATAGAACGGGGACGCTTTTCTTCTGGGATGATACGCTCCAAGTGAATTGTAAGCAATCCATCCTCAAGATCGGCTCCGGTTACTTCTACAAATTCAGAGAGTCGGAATGATCTCTCGAATTTACGACCACTAATACCTTTATGCACATATAGACTCTGATCTCTACGAGACTCACGATTACCTTTGACGGTTAGGATACCATCATGCATCGTAATATCGATGTGATCTTGTTTGAATCCAACGACTGCGAGCTCGATAAGATACTCATCGTCGCTATGTTTTACTACGTTGTGGGGCGGATAATGATCTTTCTGATGGGCTGTTGCCATTCTTTCAAGATCGTTAAAGATGTGGTCGAAACCAACGAACGCACCACGAGGGAAAGTAAAAGTATTGCTTGTCATAATTGACCTCCATTTAAGCAAGGTTGTAGCGGACCCACGTACGTGGCATCCTACATTATATATAGGTCTTCCTGTTCAGGAAGGCAACTATTTTTTCTTACCAATATTATACTTAGTTATTAATTCCCAAGCATCTTTATCTTTGTAAGAAATAATCTTAATTTGACTCAACGGTGCAACTGGCTCTTCTGTTTTAATTGGGTCGACTAATGTAATAAGTCCCCATTCAGTTAAGAGATTTGCAATTGTATTTCTGCGCGCAATATCTTCCTCTGCAAAGTTCGTAGGTTTACCGTCAAGAGCAAACAGCTCTTTAAAGTGTACGATATAGTACTTACCTTGTTTGTGAAGTATATGACACGACTGATATAGTGTTCTATCTTTACGGGAGGCGACACCAATACGAGTTAGCGTTTCTCGTACTTTTAAGAAGTCTTCTTCTTCAGCTAGCTTCACCTCGACCATACTTTCTAGTGAGGTCATGATTTACCACCCTTTTCCAATCTTTTTTTCAATTCAATCAGTTGCTCTTGCGACAATAATGATAAAGCATGTTCAGCTTTTTCATAATTATACTGATAATATTCTTTTACTACTTCTAGATTATCGCTAGTATCTTTCTTAATCCACTTCGCGAATCTTTTCTGTGGTCTGATACTATTTAGGTAATAGTCGAATGCTAGTTGATTTTCAAGAGCACTTCGCATATTCATCTCATTAGCGTACATAATAGTATCAACATGATATGAAAATGCTTTGTTAGTTAGAAAAGGTGCATAGGTCTTCTCAGCTAGTTCTGGATTATCACTCTCCCGTATAAGATCTTCTTTACTATATGAAGCAGAATTAACAAAGTCAAATGGTTTCATCGCTCATTACCTCATTTTCGACTTTGCTGACGCATTTTTCACAGCAAGCATATTCAATATCCTTACTATGGAAAACAACACCAGGCATGTCTTCTTCAATTAGTGTACCACATATAGAGCAAGTTCTGGTTTGATACTTTTGATCTTCCATTACTTAAACTCGCATTGTACCATTAGTTCAGTTAAACATGCTACCATGTTAACTTCTTGATCTACTACAAATGCTGATTTATATTGATAGTCAGCAATCGTTAATACTAACTGAGGTATGGACGATGGTTCTAAATGCTCATGAGCATTATCGTATAGTTTGCGAAAGATAGCAGTAGGTTCATTGTCTATATTACTAGCAACCCATTTACGTACTTCGCTAAACTTCTTAGTCTTCATTGACTCAATAAGACTAGTAATACTAATATCTTTTACTTTAGAAAGGATACCAGAATCAATACTACCTGTTGCACTATAACGTTGAAGTTCATTTAGAACTCTACGCCAATCAGG